TCTTTGCTATAGTTAAAGACTTTTCAGAAAAACGTAACAAATTACCCACAGTAACTGAAATTAAGTCGTATTTGGTTTCAGATGAACAAAAAAGTTCCTTCAAAGAACTTGTTAAATCGTTCAATGACATTGACAAAACTTTAGATAAGGAAGAGCTTTATGAAAATACAGAACAGTTCCTTAAGGAAAAGGCTGTCTATCATACAATGCTTAGTGTTGCTGAAGATGTATCAAGTGGAAAGGTCGATACATCAGATGTATTAGATAAATTTGAAAAATCATGCAACATTAACTTAGTAACCGATCTTGGATTAGATCTATATAATAATATTAATGAGCTTATTGATGATATAAACTCAGTTGAAAGACATATTCCAAGTAAGTGGGAGTGGTTAGATGATTGTTTGGGTGGAGGGTTCCTAGAAGCTGGTAAATCACTATATGTTTTTGCTGGAGAGACAAATATCGGCAAGTCTATCTTTTTAGGTAATGTAGCTCATAATATTGCTAAAGAAGGTAAAAACGTATTGTTAATAACTCTTGAAATGTCGGAATTACTTTATGCAAGACGGATTTGCTCCAATGTGACTAAGGTACCAATGAAGGAAATGGTCGGTAATACCCCGGCTATTAAGCAAGCAATTAAAGACGAAAAGGGAAAAATTTTTATTAAGGAATTTCCACCTGCTACTATTACAGTTAATCAATTAAAAGGGTTTATTAAAAAGTTTCAAGAGCAAGGTATTAAGTTAGATGCAATTGTTTTAGATTATCTTAACTTAATGCACTCAACAATAGGTAATAATTCGTATGAAAGAATTAAACATGTAACTGAGCAAGTTCGCGCTATGAGTTATCTGTTTGAATGTCCTATTATTTCGGCGACCCAGTTAAATAGAGCTGGGTTTGATCAAGATAATCCCGATCTTGCTACTATATCTGAATCTATTGGTCTTGCAGCAACTGCTGATGTTATTGTATCTATTTATCAAAACGAAGAAGATAGAGAATTAGGAATTATTAGATTAGGTATGATGAAAAACAGATACGGACCACGTGGTATGACACAAGCAATGCAAATCGATTATTCTACACTTACTATTGAGGAAGCTGATGATATTGAATTTGAAGACGACGGTGACCAGACCCTTAATATATTAGCAGGGCTTGCATCATAAGGAACTTTTTGTAAATAAGAATAGTGAATATCCAAGTATGGACTGATACTGATTTACATGGAGCTGGGTCAGCTCTTGTATTAAAGTGGCTGTATAAAGATGCTGAAGCATTTAATATTAATGATGTTTCAGAATACACGTTTTCTGGTAGATTTAAAGGTGCGCAACATACCTTAGAGCACTATGACCGAGTTTTTATTGTTGATTTAAACCTAACTCCGGAGCAAATTAAGCTGGCTGATAGAGATAATGTTGTTGTTATTGATACACACAAAACCCACATTAAGAATAAACACTTATATAAAAAAGCCAAAGCTATACTAGAAGGAGAGCAAGAAAAAGGTTATAGATCAACTATGGATTTGATTTATGATAAGTTTGGTGACCATTTGCTGCATTTAACCGATAAACAGCTATTACTAATTGAGTATATAGGTACATATGATTGGTATAATACTATGTATAAAGAATCTTTAAAACTAAATGCAATATATTATAATTTAAATTCTCCAAAAACGGAAAATTTTATTTCAGCATTTTCTGATGGGTTTAGAGACTTTACAGTTCATGAAAAAAATGCTATTAAGCTATACTTTAAGAAATTTAAAGACCAAATTGAAAACAATAATGTGTTTAAAGGACAAATAAAGGGTTATAATGTAGTAGCGACATTTGCCAATTATGCAGTTGGCGAACTAGCTCACTATTTAATTAAAAAATATAATGCTGATATCGGCATAATAATTAACACACAAGCTAAAGCAGTTTCATTTAGAAGGTCAAAAGTAAGTGACGTTGATGTAAGTATTTTAGCTAAAAATCTATGTCAAGGTGGTGGGCATGCAGCGTCCGCTGGTGGCAAATTAACAGAACAATTTGCAAATCTAACAAAACAATTTATACAATGTTAATTATTAACACACCCAAGGCTCCATCCAGCACTCTTATTAAAGAAGAAACTGAACATTTATTATTATGTTTTTGTACCTTTTGCTCTTCGTTAAAAGGCAAAAAACTATCTCTTCAAAACATTTTTATACTAGTATTACAGGAGGAAAAACTAAGAAATATATTAAAAGAACTTTTAACTATTGAAACCAACTTTGATGTAGTTAAACTATTTATAGACTTTGAACCGTCTATAACAAAGTCAAAATATATTACAAAGTTTCTTAACTCCAACTCTAATATAAACTTATGATTACAGAAAAAGAGAAGTCAATATATAATAGTCATTTATACGCTTCTCGTAAGGCAAAAAACAAGCCGGTAAGACTAAGACAGAATTTTGATAACATAGAAAGTAAGGATGAAGTAGCTTTAAAAAAGCTCAACTTATTGTTGTCAAAATATTCACATATTAACTATAGTGATTTTTTTATAGCACCATACAAAATATATGGTCCGGATAATTATTTTGATTTACCGTTTTTTAATACACGAAAAGCAATAAAATGTTATTCGCTGTACTGTAGAGATATGGAGGTCCAGAATCCTGATAGTAAAGAAAGTATTGATACACTTAAAAAGTGTTTAAAATTTATTTATAATTATTGTTGCGATAAAAAAATAACACTCCCGGAGTATAGAACATATGTTTCCGGGAAAGGCGCGAAAATTTCTCGGAAAGGAGCAACACCGGAAATATTTTGGCATTTAAAGGATCATAAAATTAATTTCTATACATTACATGCTTTTGATATGGATGCAGATGTAAGAGGTAAAGATACAGAAATCTTAGATTGGTTTATAAAAGATTTTACGGATCTCTATTCCAAGACTCGAGTTAAATTTATAAGTTCCATATCCCTTAAGGAAAAAGCTAGAAAAGGGGTCAAAATAATAGAACAAAAGCTGTTGAAATTTGGTTCTTAGGTAGTATAATTATGGCATGAGTACGTTTAATACTTCAATGTTTCAATCGATTAAAGATGCGTTAGCTAGCTCCGAGAGTAAGGGGTCGGCTACATTTAATGAAATTATGCCTACTAAAGTAGGTAACACATATACGGTAAGATTATTGCCTTATGCTAAAGATCCGAGTAAAACGTTTTTTCACTTCTATAATCATGGATGGAATTCTTATGCTACTGGGCAATACGTACAGACTTTAAGCCCGCAAACATTCGGTGAGCGTGATCCTATTGCTGAAGAGCGTTTTCGTGTTCTCCGAACCGGTTCTGAAGAAGAAAAAGAAAAAATGCAAGCTATTCGCCGCCTTGAAAAGTGGTTGGTTAATATTTATGTTGTTGATGATCCTGCAAATCCGGATAATAACGGCAAGGTAAAGATTCTTCGCTATGGCAAACAACTTCAAAAGATTATTACCGAAGCTATTGAAGGTGAAGATGCAGAAGAATTCGGTCCTCGTATTTTTGATCTAGGTCCTGATGGTGTAAACTTTAAGATTAAAGTTGAACAACAAGGAGATTTTCCAACATATGTTTCTTCTAGATTTACTACTGCTGGTAAAATTAATCTTAACGAAGACGAACAAAAAGATCTTTATGACAAGGGGTTTGATCTCACTGAAGTCTTTACTCTTAAGTCGTATGATGATCTTAAGAATATGCTTAATGAGCATTATTACTGTAAAACAGAAGAAGAGTCAATTCCAGTCGTTTCAACACCCACACCATCAGAAACTCCAGTTGAGCCTGAGCCGGCTGCCGTTGGTAATGATACTGTAGAGGAAGATATTGACGATCTGCTTAAAGACCTGTAATAAAATGCAAGAAGGAATGACACCAGAGCAAAAAGCTGGATTAATGCAACTAATGGGCCAGACCTACGGAGAAGCTCATAAGCAAGATCAAATGATTATTGGCCAAGCTGGTAATTTAAGACCTCAATCACCAAATTTAAAGGAACAATTTGAACAAGTTGCGAAAGCACCCACCGTGGCTCCGCAACAGCACCCACAGCACCCACCGCAGTCACCACCCCAGCCTCCTCCGGAACAGCCGGTACCTACAGAAATTCAGCAAGTTACTCCTGAACAAGCAGCACAGGAAATTGCCGCGGTTACTCTTTCTCCGGAAGCTATCCGGAAGCTCGTAGACACGGATAACCAGTTAGAGCTTGATTTATCTGAACCATCTAAAATGGATAAGTTAATTGACTTAACAAAGGACCAAAATTTGATTTTAAAACAAATTAGCTTAAAATTAGATAATGGAAAGACAGCTAAAGGTAACAAACAAAAGTGAATTCTTAAAATTTTTAGATGCTATTTCAAAAATAAATGATAGTGGCGTTATTCTTGATATTAAAGAAGATAAGATAACCAGCTTAGTTTCTAGTATTGATAGCACATTAATTTTATATTCAGAGTACCAGACCAAACCAGGGTTTAAAGATACGTTAAATGTACCTGATGTAAAAAAACTACGTAATGTTTTAGATACAATTGAATATCAGGATATTAATCTAGATATTAACTCAAATAATATCCAATATAATGGTGACGGGGTAAAGTTTAAATATCACCTATATGAAGAAGGATTTATAAATAGATCTAATATCAATTTAGATAAGATTAGTAAGTTTACTTTTGATGTAACTTTTACTTTAGACAGAGCAACTCTGCAAAGACTATTTAAAGGAAGCACTTTTGCTTCAGAAACTAATAAGATTTACTTTTATACTGAAAGCGGTAATTTGATGGCAGAGCTTACTGATAGATCGCGCCATAATACAGACAACTTTACCATAAGCTTAGGTAAAGTTGATTTTACTCTAGATCCCATTCCGGTGAATTTAGATAATATTAGATTGCTTTCTGGTATTAATGATGAATTTGAGGTTAAAGTAAATACTGAATATGGTGTAATAGTATTTGATATTGAAGATAAAGATATTAAATTAAAATATATAATTTCTGCATTAACACAATAATATCAATGTCCGATCAAAACAAAAACAAATTAAAAACACCAGGGTATTTTATTAAGAGGTTAAAAGATAACGATTTTGTAACTCTGCGAATATTTAATAAGTATAATGATGCCGATCCGCGTAGGTGGACAGTACTAGTAGATCCCTCCGGTGCTTCTGTTTATATAACATGTTTTGAAAACACACCATTTAAAGGAGAATATTTATTTAGTTTTGACGATGGTAATCAAAATTTTAAAGGCAATTTTAGCTTAAAAACATATTCTATTGAGGTAGTTGTTCAACGACTCTTAAGTGCCGGAACCGGACAAAAGCATAATAATAGTTTTTTGAATAAATAATTGTATGTATAGCAATGGCAACAGCCCCGCTGAAGATGATGATGAGTTGAGAGAAATTATTGAACGCGCGCTTAAAGAGAATCTTAAAGAAAAAAAGACCTTTAAAAGAAAAAAAGATTTAGCGAGTAGACTTTCAGGTATAATAAGTGAATATATGGATAGTTATATACTTTTAGGGTATGATATTCATGGAGATCATTTTGATATTAAAGTGGCATCAACCCCACAACAAGCAGAAGCATTAAGCTCGTATCTATTAAAGTATTTTTCAGCTGAAGTTCATTCTATAAAAGGTATGAACCCACCCGGTCCAGATGAAATGTTGTAAACGAGAAGTATATGCCGTTCAGGCAGGGGATTATGCTGGTCAGCTGTTTACGGTTGTTAATCCGAAAGCGGATTTTATTGGTTGTCTAGCTTTACCTGTGATGGAGAATATTAAAGTTCCGATAGAATCATTTGAAAACGGAAGGAACAATGATATAATAAAGTTTGTAGAGAAGCTACCAAGAAAGGTTTACTCCGTTGTAGAGGCTCAGTACAATAAAAATGAAAACTCTAATAATAGACGGGAACAACTTAATACACCGAACGTTTTATACAGCAAAAGCTCAGTCGAAAAAGACTAATATACACACAGATTATCAAGTAAGTAACTTCCATATATACTTCACGCTTAACGCTGTAAGCTCCTACGTGAAGCAGTTTGTTCCAGATACTACTATATTTGTATGGGATGAAAAAAAAGAGCAAAAACCCAATATACGCAAGAGTATTTTAAAGGAATATAAGGGCAATCGGAGTAAGGATCAATCCCCCCATCAAAATAATGAGGTAATTAAATCCATACTGTATTCAATGGGGATTAACTCTATTTTTCCTAGCCAGTTAGAAGCTGATGATATTGTTGCTTATATTTGTAGAGAGCACGAAGGTAATAAGGTTATTGTTTCGGTAGATCAAGATTTTTTGCAGTTGGTTAATTCTGAATGCACTTTATATGATCCCATCCGTAAAAAATTCTTTGAAGAAGGTAATTTTGAAGAGCAGACTGGATATCAAAGCGTCAATGAATGGTATACAGTAAAATGTTTAATAGGTGACCCATCTGATAATGTGCCGGGGATCCGGGGATTCGGAAAAAAGACCGTCCGAAAATATCTTAAAGATCCTGGGTATATTTTAACAGAAAAAGAACATAAAATATTTCAACGTAATGCTGATATATTTTGTTTAGATAAGTACAATGAATTACCAGAAGAAAAAAAATATTACAAGGAACAATTAGCAGTTAAAATTGATCCTTGTTATAAAACGTTTCTTAAGTACTGTGAGGAACACTCCTTTAAACGTATTCTTGATAAAAAAGAAGACTGGCATAATTTGTTTTTTATGCAAAGTCTTTATAATAAACTAAATGATATCGCTTCCTGAGGATTTTGTTATACTTAAGTTTTTTGAGTTAGGTCTTTATCCAAAGTATAATAAATTTAACAATGTATATCAATGCAGTTGTCCAATCTGCAGGGAAGGAAAGTCTTTAGGTAAAAAACGCCGTTGTTATTATATTCCTAAAAACGAAAATATATTTTGTCATAATTGCGGGTGGTCTGGTAAGCCGTTAAGGTGGATAAAAGAAGTAGCAAGTAGTACAGATGAGGATATTATTAAGGAGTTAAAGGAGTATGTACCTAGTGCTGAGGATATAATTGTAAAAGATGAAGAAACTAAACCAACTTTTAAAGTCGAGACCTTACCTAAGGATAGTATTAATTTGTCTGATAAGTTTCAACTTGACTATTATAATAGCAACAATATTGTTACGGCTGTTAGATATCTTATTACTGAAAGGCGATTAGATACTGCAGTAAATAAACCTGAAGCTTTATATGTATCGTTGACAGATATGGTACATAAGAATAGGCTTGTTATACCGTTTTTTAATGAGCACGATGAGATTGAATTTTATCAAACTAGGACAGTTTTAAATAAAGACAAAAAAATTAAGCCCAAATATTTAGGAAAAATAAACTCGGAAAAAAC